TTTCGCGGCTTAGGCGCGATAGCACCTCGGTTGTTCCGGCAAATCCCTTGAGCGCGGTAACAGCGGTTGCGATGGTGGCGGCCAGGCCGCCAAAGCCGATTCCGACCGCGCGCAAAGCCGGGACGACCGTCGCGTTAAGCGCGTTGCCGACGTTGGTCGCCGCCTCGCGCAAGCCGTCAAAATGCTTTTTAACTTTTGTTGCGCCGTCGCCGCCGCGGTCGCTTATGCGGTCGAGCTCTTTTTTAAGGTCGTTGAGCGGTTTCGAAAACTTGTCGACGACCTCGACAACGACCTTAATTGCCTCGTCTTGCTCGGCCATCTAAACCCTTTCGGTTGCGAGCATGTTGCCGCGGTGCGTTTCGACGTCGCCGAATACGCCGCTCGCCTCGGTGCTCGTGCGCGTGCCGCGCGGAAAGCCGTTGAGCGAGACGCGGAGCGAGGCCGCGCCCTCGGTACGCGGCGCCGCGCTCGCCGAGGCTTCCCGCAATCGCTCGCGCGGAACCGGCTTGGGCGGTGCCGTCGGCGCCGGCTCGCTTTGCGGCGTGGCGCCCGCCGTCGGCGGTTGTCCGGTATAGTCCTCGACGCCAGGCAAGCCCTTTTGATACTGGCGCGATCGCTCGTTTTGATGCCGTTGCGCGGGCTTGAGATACTCGCGCAAGAACGCGATCGCGGCGCCGGTGCGGCCCGAGTGCTTGAGCTTTTCCCAAAGCTTCGGATAGCCGGTACGCAATCGGTGAATCAAAAATTGCGTTTGCAAGCGCGGGTCCTGCCAGGACTCGCCGGGATGATTTTCGCGGAGCCAACGCGCGTAATTATTCCACTCGGCGCCGCCCTCTTGATAAAGGCCGTGCGCGTAATGCGCCTCGCCGCCGTATTTTGGTTGGTCAGGATGCCGCAAGGTCGGATCGAAAGAGCTTTCCGATCCGATATTCGCCAGGATGCCGGCGATCGCCTCGTCGGATAGCCCCGCCTTGCGGAGCTCGTCGACGACGGCGCCGGCAACGGCGCGGCGGTTTTTCGGAATGTTGGCGCGCCCGCCCGGCGCCGGCTCGCTTTCATTGCCGCCGCCGGGACCGCGACGCCCGCCGCCGCCGAGCGAGGCGCGGATCAACGACGCGCCGCCGAATGTAGCCTCGCCGCCGCCGGTATCGAGCGCCATTTTCTTGAGGCCCTCGACGACGCCGGCGCTCGTGCCTTGCTTGATAACGTCCTTGGTTTTTTCGTCGCTTTGCGGCCTGGCCGCCGGATGCTCGGGATCAACCGTACGGAATCCCATGCCAAAGAGTTGCTCCCAAATCGTGAGCGGCCGCCCTGGCGATTTTGGCAAGTGCCAGGTTTCCGATTTGGGTCCGAAAAGCTTGTCGCCCAACGATCCCGGCGCCGAGGTTCCTATGCCGCCAATCGCGGCGTTGATTTTGTCGATCGCGTCAACGGCGCCTTGAAGCCCGGCGACGGCGCTTTCGAGCGTGCCGTCGCGCGCCATTTGCTTCGTCATCGCCTCCCAGGCGTTGCTTACGCCGTCAAGCGAATCAATGAACTTTTTCGAGGCGTCGACCGCGGCCTTGTTGGCGGGTCCGACTTGCTTGCGATATTCGGCAATAAGGCGCTCGCGTTCGGCGCGCGTGGCGTCGGCAAATTCCGGCGGCAAAAAATGCAATTGCAGGAAACGGCGCCGCTCGTCGGGATCGCGGATTTTGTCGAGCTCTTGAAACATAAGCGCCTCGGCCTCGGCGGTGGTCTTGGCCTGGCGCAAGCGGTCGGCGTATTCGTTGAGGCCGACCGCGCGCAAGCCGGTCAATGTCTCGCTTTGAACGTGCGCGCGTATCTTGTGCATCTCGGCGGCGAAATTGCGCCAACCGTCGCGCATTTCCGCGGTCGTTGCGCCGACGCGGCGCCCGACGGCCTCAAGCTCGCGCATATTGTCGATCGTGAGGCCCGTCTCGCGCGAGAGCCGGCTCAAGGTGTCGAGGTTGCCGGCAAAGCCCTTGAGCGCCGTCACCGCGCCAAACACCGCGGCCGCGATCGAGGCAAAGCCGAGGCCGAGCGAGCGCAAGGCCGGCAACAACGTAACGCTCAATGCGCTGCCGACATTGCGCGCCGCCGATCGCAAGGCGTCAAAATGCTTTGTAAGCTTGCCGGCGTCGGGACCTTTGTCGCCAACGCCGGCGAGTTGCTTCCGCATGTCCTCAAGCGGCTTGGTAAACTTGTCGACGACCTCGACGACGATCTTAACGACCTCGTCTTGCTCGTTAGGCATTTTTGTCCTTGAGCGCGATCAATTCGCGGATGAGGTCGTGAATTTGCGACATGGGAAGATCGGCGAAAGCGAGCGGGCTACAATGAAAGTTAAGCGCGAGGCCGATGCAATCGCCGATCAAATCTTGCCCGGCACCGGCACGAAAAAAGGCGTAACGCCCCAGGCACACGTTATAAAATCGCGCGTCGTGAGCGAGGCGATTGCCGACGGCGGTACGCCGGCGAGCGCCGATAGCATTGCATTCATGCGCTTTTCATCGTGCATTATTTTCGGCGGGTCGGAGATCGGATCGAATATCACCGGATTGCCGATCGACAAGAGATCGCGCGCCGTCGGCTCGCGAAACACGAGCGTTGTCACGGTTTGCCCATGCGCCTCGATCGGCCGCGTGAGCTCGCATGTATAGCCCGGCAATGGCGACGCCGGCTCGGGATCGGGGATCGGCGGCGCCGTTGCCTCGCGGGCTTTGATATCGGTCACGTTGACGGCCATGTGTTGTTTTCCTTATGCCGCGACCGCGACCTCGTCGCATTGCATACCCTCGAAGCGGACATGGAATTGCCCGTCGCGGGTATTGACGGTCGAGCGTTCCGCGCGCCAGGCGTTGCGGAGATAGTAAACCGTGCCGTTGGCCGCCTCGACCGTGATCGTTGCGTCGGTGATCGCGTCGATATCCTCGACGCTCGTGCCCTCCAACGTCGAGACGTCGCCGGCGACGTACGGGACGACCGGCAATTCGGAATAGCCGTGGACCGCGTCTTGCCCGGCGATCCCGGTCCTCTCGTAGCGTGACGGCATGACTTCAAGATTGCCGCGCACGGCGAGTTGCCTGCCGTCGACGGACCAATAGGCGACGCCCGCAAATCTATTTGACATGGATCAAGCTCCTTTCGGTTTTTCAGTTAGGCCGCGAGCGCGAGCGGGAATTGCAAGCGGAATTGCGCGAGCACGGCGAACATTCTCATTTGATTGATAACGTCGCCGGGCCACAGAACATTGACTCGATTCGGATCGACGTCGTCGCGCTCGACGATCAACGCCGCCTTGAAGGCGTTGCCGTTTTCGACCAGGCCGTCGTATTCGCATTGGCGATATTCCGAGATCAATTCGCCCTTGAGAATGTTCGGCGTGACGATCGCCTGACCGGGACCAAAACGAGTCCCGTTGTCGGCAAGTTTCACACGCGGATATTTATTGGTAATGCTTTGCCGCATACGGCGGAAAAGCTCGGCCAAGGTTGCGAGCGTCGTCATGAGCTCGTAAGCGTTGTCGGATTGCCCGAGCGTGTTCTTTTGGTACGTCGTTTGCTCACGCGCGAGCGCGGCGATCTCGCCGGCGTTGACCATTTGCACGGCGAGGCCGACGCCGGCGAGCGCGTTGAGTTGCGTTTTGTTAAAGCGCAAATGTTTCGGCGCCGGCGTGATGCCGTCGAGCGTCAAGGTTTGCAACGGCCGCGCCGGGTCGATCGACAACGCCCCGGCGGCGCGCGCGCAATAGGCGCCGATCCATTCATAGATCGGCGACGGCGAATCCGGCTCGATCGCTAACAGCGAAACGACGCCGCTGTTATTGGTCGGCCCGTACGAAAAGAGGTTGGCGTAAGTGTCGCGCTTTGCGCCGATCACATGCCCATAAACCTCGCGCAACCATCCCCAACGACCCGAGTCCGAGAATCCGTATTCGGTTTCCCAGGCGAGCAAGGTGCCGCTATCGTTGAAACCGAGGCCAACATATTCGTAAGGCTCGTCGCCGAGGTTGGCGATCGCGGTCGTCCAGGTCGGCACGCCGACGCCGCTCGTAAGGTTAAAGCCGGTCGCCGGCGTGACCGTGAATCCCGGCGGCAACATTTCGCCGCCGTTCGGCCCGAGGACGTTATAGTCGACGGCGATATCGTTGGCGGTGATCCCTTTCCATTTTGACGTCAATGTAACGACCGCGCCCGCGGCCGCCGCGGTCACCGGCAAGTCGGGCATCGCCATAATGGCGGCCGCGATATTGGTCCCGACCGTGGCAATGGGATCGGCGGTCGCAACGCCGACCGATACCTTTTGGCCGGCAATATAAAGCGCGAGCTCGCCGGCTTGCGTCGCCGGCGTCGCGACCGTGATCGTGCCGGTTGCGGCAACGCCGGCCGCGGCTTGCGCGATCGGCAATAACAAAACCGGCGTCGACTTATTGAGCAAGAAAAATTCCTGGTACATGCGCGCGAGCGGCGAGCCCTGGCCGGCGAGATTGATCGCGTCGGCGACCGATCCGCACGCGATCGGGACGTCGACCGGCGCAACGCCGGCGGCAAGCTTGTAGTCGACGAGGAGCGCGTATTTTTGGCTTGTCGGCGTACCGGCTTGGCTCGGGTCCACTTCGATATATACGAGTGGGAGCTTCCACCCTGACGGTATAGAATTAAACGAAATCGGCATAGGTCGACTCCCTGGTTAGAAATGAAACGGCCCGCTTTCGCGGGCCGGGTTTGTGCTTACCGTGGCTTGCGTTTCGGCGCGTCGGCGTCGTCTTTTTCGCTCGCCGCCTCATGCGACGGCGGCGATGCGGCCGCGCGTTGCGGGTCGCCGCTTCCTTCCGGCGGCACCTCGGTAATGTCGCCGTCGCGGATCAATCGAAACGTATATTGATCGGCCGTCCACTCGCCGCCCTCGGGCGGCAATTTGCCGTCAATCGGATGCGGCGGAACGTCGTCGCGGTTTGGTGTTACTTTGATTTTTGCCATTGCGTCCTCGCTTGGTTGTATTGATCTCGCCAGTTTGCATGTTCCACTCCATTTCGACGATCGGCGCGTCGGGATTTTGGATCGGCCGCGCGTCGATATGGAGCGTGATAAAGTCGTCGGTTATGGTCGGCTTGAATATCGCGGTGCCGAGGTCGGCGGTCATGTCGAATTGCAATTCGAGGAGCGGCGTCTCGTTGTCGAGCGCGACCGATCCGTAAACGTGCATCCGCTCGCCGCGCGTGATCCCCTGCAAAAGCTTGTTATTGAATCCGGTAAACGTCGTATCGCAGAGCAAGCCGGTCGTGATCTCGGCGAAAGCCTGGTCGAGCGTCTCCTCGCCTTCCTCGTTTTCGTTGTCGAGCACGATCACGGAAAACCCATAGCGCGCGCTATCGCGCAAGCGGATATCGCCGGCGTTGCTATCGCCCTCGGGGACGAGGAGCTCGTTGATTAGATAGACGCCGCAATAAGGGAGATCCTCCGTTTGCACGCGGAGCATCTTGTTTTTTGCAAACGTGAAACCGTTAAAGAACGGCATCGCCTTGACGCGATCGTAAATCGCGTCGCGCACGATCAACGCCGGCGTTTGCGTCATGGGATAGTGCTTGCCGGCTTGACCAATTTGAGCGCCGGCGTCGGCTTGGCGGTCATGATCTTGCGGAGCGTGAGCGTCGTCTCGCCGCCGCCGTTGCGGCTTGTGTCGATCACCTCCCAGGCGCCGGCGTCGGGCAAGGTGCCGTCGGCCGGGATCGTGAGTTGATCGCCCTGGACCGGGACGATCGTAAATTCGTTGTCGCGGACGTCGAGGATCGTGCGTTGCTCGGAAATGATCGAGCCGTCGATCGCAACGACGTCAATCGAGATCGTGTCGAATATGCCGCGCGCCGGCGCGCCGTTGACGGTGATCGCGCGCGCGAATGTCTCAAAGCATGGCAAATACACTTGCGCGGAAAAGTCGACCGGCATCGCTTACCCTTTGCCTTTTTGCCGCTTGTAAATCGTGATTGCGCGATAGCCGCTCGGCGCGACGAATCGCTTGCGTGATTTGCGGAGCCGCTTGATCGTGGCGCCGCGTTGCGGGACCTTTTTGCCTTTGTGCTTGACCGCGTTCCGCACCGCGACCCGCATATAGGTGCCGAATTTTTTGAACGTCGGTTGCGCCAGGTACGCCGGGTCGCTCGCGCGCAAGGACCGGATTTGGCAACGACAACCGGGATGGTGCGGCAATTGTTTCTTGGCGTCGCCGTACGAATACGGATTGTGCGCGACCATGTTTTGACAGTGTTTGCAAACGCGGCCGTCGTTGGCGGTCACGATCTTAACGAGGTCGGTGTCCTTGTATCGTTTTTTCCAGGATCGGCGCACACCCTTGAGGACGACGACCTCGTCGGGATGCAATTTTTCGATATCGGCGAGGAGCGCGTCGGTCAGGAATTGCTTAATCTTGTCGAGCGAGGGCTCGATCGTAATATTAAACGTCGACTTTTCCGGCACGGCTCAAGCCTCGTAACGGGTAAAGCTCGACAAGATATCGGCGGCCGCGCGTTGCGCCGGCGTGCCGTGGCCGGAGCCGCCGGTCGAGCGCGCCAGCAAATTAGGATCGAAATAAATGATGCGGCTTTCCTTGTGTCCGATCATGCGGACGGTCGCGTCGCCGCGCACGCTCGCGTAATACGCCTCGCGCATGAGCATGATCGCGGCTTGCTT